TGATAAAACACGTTTGTATTAGCCTCTGACGGCTCACGGAACACCCACAGGGCATTATTGCCAGCCACCATACCCTTTACCATCGCTCTGTCCATACCCTCTTGATAGTAGTCAAGATCGCTACAATAGGTAGGGTCATTCAGGGAACAGTGCCAAACATAATTGGGATAGTCAGGGTTTCCGCTAAAGAATACTCTGTTATCGAATACCTGTAACAGGGTAGCCTTTAAGATATTATCCCTGAAGCCGGGAATAGTCTTGCTGAACTCTACAGAGATATTGTCCTGTCCGTCAGTCAAAGGGGCATCAGGGGCTTTAGAAAAGGTAATAACGCCCTTTTCGTAATCGACCTCATAATTGGTTACTACCTTGTCATTGACCTTTACAATAGGTGCAAAATCGGTGTCAATGTTCCTTGCATCAAGGTGGAAATCAAAACTGCCACCATCGGCAAGGAAAGTATTGATACGTCTGCCGGTCAGCATATTTACATCTTGCTTGATTGTGCCACCACTAGCAGACTTTCTTGAAATAGAAGTAGTAGGAACATAACCCTCTACTTCCTTGATGGTAGTTCCGTCATACTGTAAGTAATGCTTTCCGTCTTTGAAATACCAAATACTTTTCCTCAACTGTGCATCATCATAGATAAAGGCATCACTTGTAGCTTCGTTCAAGCCGGAATAAATCTCCGTTCCGTTTTCGTACAGCTTCGTTCCGCTATGGACAAGCATTTTATCCTTGAAGAAGAACACGCCATATACAGGCTCGGTAAACGATGTATCTAGCACCATTCCCGGTCTTGTCCTGATACTTTCGGTTTCCTTATAGTCCTTCCACACATTCAAACTGTCAGGACTTCTCCTAAGGTTGATTTCCTCACCACGGAAATCCACGCCCCGGAAATTGCCGTACATTCTAGTGATCTTATCGCCGGTTTCAGCACTCATACACTAATGCCCCCCTCGATATACACACTTGTCATTTGGTAACGAGGGTCAAGCCTCTGCAACATTGTTTCGTATCTTGTTGCGTAGATATTGCCGTACTCGGTAGATACATCGCTCTTTAACAAATCGCCTGCGACACCATAGGGCATAATCTCCAATACGTCAGGACTCAGTTCAAACTCATAGGCCTTGTCTTTGGTTTTCTCCGTGATTCTTTCAGGGTAGACAAAAACATCAATCTCTGCCGTGCCATCTTCCAGCACTTTGAAAACTGTTCCGTCCGCCTTGGGTGTATAGTTCACACCGGCAAACAGATTGACTTGGTAAATCTCATAGCCACATTCTGCTTCGATGTCAGCAAACTCAATCAAATCGCCCTTGTTTACAGGAAGTTCCACATACTTAGGGATCTTCTTCATTCTCGCAAGTTCAAACATAATTTGATTGATAACATCGTTGATCTTCGTTGAAATGTCAGGATCATCAGTCAAAAGAGGGGAGTCCGGGTTCAATTCCTCAATGAGTGCTAATACCTTCTTTTTCATTTCCAAGAGAGTCATAATTTCACCCCTTTATAGAGAAAAGCACCACCCCGGAGAGTGGTGCTATTTTGTTATTAGTCCGCATATGGAATAACCATATAATCTCTTTTTTCAGATAGGTCATAAGGCATATTGCTGCCGATTCTTACAATTTTTACAGACTTAGTTCCACGGTCAATACAATATACATTGAATGCATCCTTTGTGGTTGTTTCATCAACACGAGGAAGGTCGCTCAGTTCAGCCAAATAAGCATTCCCGTTACCTTCAGTGCCGTCTTTATTTTTGTTACTATAAGAGCAGGTGCAAGTGGCATTCAGCATAAGCTGTTTATTCGTGGTATTAGGAACATAATGAATCGAATCTGCGTGAGCATGACCAGTGCAGTAGCAGATGAATTCCACTCCAGTATTTTTTCCAGAAAAGTCCGCATTTACTGTGAACGATTCGGGAGTGGTACCCGATTTATTGTTGTAAGTCTTATTGATTGTCGTACCAGAGATAAACGCATCAATAATATCCCTTATAGGTGCGTTTTCGCTTCCTGTATTGAACCAAATTAATTTCTTTTGAAAGAACTTGCTGTAATCATCAGTTATAACAGGTCTCTTTTCAGGAGCATGCATAATAACTATTACACCATAGTCCTGTGGAGTGGAAAGTAACGAAGCACAGATAAAATCAATCTGCTCCTGCGTAAAGTGCATGACCGTAGCAGCGGAAGAACCACTGTACTGAAACTGATTTATAGATAAAACTCGAAGCTTTTTGTCCGCAATATCCTTGTAATAATAAGTAAGCTTTGCGTTATCGCTTGTGAACACATAATCATTCTCCGCCGCAAATGGAGCAATATGTTTTTCATAAGCCTGTTCTTCAGTGTATTGGAAATTGTCGTGGTTGCCAATGTTCACTAAATATTTTATACCATTCTCATTCACAGCATCCTCAACGAAAGATGTATCGTCTCCACTGTAATAAAAGACAACATCACCTGTATTGACCAATGCTGTTGCACTCAAATGCTTTGCGATCTCACAAGCGTTTCTGAAACACTTGCTATCACCATGGACATCGGTAACATGAACAAAAGTAGTTAATCTAACCTTGCTGTCATTATTTTCAGCTGTGCTTGTAAGGTCTCTCTGTGCGGCAAGTGCGTTCTTCAAATCCTCCGCATACCTCATAGTAACTTCGTACTCGGTTTCTTTTTCGGTTTCTTTTGAGGCGTTAATTGCATTCAAATACACGTAAGTTTTTGCTGATAATTTATATTTATCGCTAGTTTTTATTCCTACTGTTGTGCTTCTAAGATTTATCCTTATATATTTTATCTTGTCTCCTGGAATTACAGTTCCGTCCGTGGGTGGTGTATTGGTTGTAACGTATGTTTTATTTGCACTATATTGAAAAATGCATGCACTAAATCCTTCAGGAACACGAATAGTAAAATTTTCCAAATTAGAAACATCAATATAATCACTGTGAATGCAATATCCATCTGATACTATTACATCCCGATTACCACTATCTCCAATACATCCAGTATTCCAAGTTGTACCATAAATGAGATTACTGATATCGGAAACACATGAGGCAGGTGTAGCATTTACAACAGTCAGGCCGCATTCTTCGGCAGTAATAGGAATACCGTTATGTGGCTCTTTATTTACTGTCGCAAGATAGATACCTACATACTTGACCCTTTCATCTGTAATTTCTATGCTATGATTGTCGGTGCAACTAATGCCATTCAAAAAATTTCCACCTGCATCAAATAAGCCAGCACCTACAATATAATCTTCCTTAACTTCTATTTTTGCTGGATAAGAAAGAATTTTCAAAGGGGACTTAAGTGCAGTTGCTTTAGTTGTTGCGGCGTTATTTATAATCTGATGATAGTTGTTCCAACCACCGTACCACCAGCCGCCACACATAGTTTCATATATATTTTTAACAGCAGACAATTTCTCATAAATAGCATCATTTACTCTATCAGATAGCTGTTGTACTTGAGCTCTTACTGCTTCTCCTGCGGATGCGTAAGATTCGTCGTCATAGGTGTTACGGATATCTTCTAATTCAGCAGTTGTTTCAATTGATACCGCCCCAATATTCTCCCTTGCCTGTGCCCGCTGTTCGGGAGTCAAGGTCTGCTCGTCATAACGAACAATAGGGTCTTTGTCGGTCATAAATGTTACACTCATTTGGCTACCTCCATCTTCAACTCACCGTTTTCAACATACAGGGAATAGTTCGTTCCAGTTGTGCGGTCTGTAATAGATGCAACGCCCGGATCGCCCTTTTCTCCCTTTTCTCCCTTTTCGCCCCTTGCACCGGGAACACCGGGTTCGCCTTTCTCGCCTTTTTCTCCCTTGAGAGATTCAAGCCATTCTGCCTCAGTACCTTCAAAGCCATTCTTTACGGCAATAGCATAGGCACTTAGGGTAAGTGTGTCCAAGGGGTTAATTCGTCCTCGCAACACTTTTTCCTGTGTTGCGTTTCCATTAAGGCTCATATCTTCGCTCCTTTCTATGGGAAAAGCACCACCGAAGTGGTGCTTTATATCGTTAAATCGTCTGCACCCAATTAGCAATCCGCTTTCCAAGATAGGGATAACCAACGGCATTGTTAAGGTGCAACTGGTCATTGTTGTAGGGATATGGGCCACTTGCAGTTCCGTCCTTATTTGTTGCCGTGGGAGAGGCAGAGAACACACACCAAGTATGTCGGTTGATTCCACTGGTTTCCCACAGATTCAAACACGGAACAGAGTTGTATGCCGCCACATCTTCCATAATCTGTGCCAATGTACGCATAGTTCTTCCGCTTCCTGCCGGGTGTTCGCTATAACCATCAGCATCAATATAGCCGTACTTTCCTGCACAGTGCGGAGTAATTGCAACAACACGGCAAGTCAGATTCCCAGCTTCTGCAAGTTCTTCATAAATGCGGTTGATTGCATACTGCGTATATCCTGCGATTGTCCGTCCGCTTTGGGTCTTAGGATCATAGCAATCTCCTACTTTGCCATCTTCCGTTCCTCGGTTGTTATATCCGGCAAAGAATACAATCAAATCTTTACCCTTGACATCGTTTACATTCAACGCATACAAAGTTCCGCTTGCGGCAGTTTCGTTGTCATACTCTCCTGCACCATTTTCGCCATCTACACACTGAACGATTCCCATACCGCCCTTTGCGTGGGTTGTTACATTCATTCCAAGCACTTCACGCAACTGTTTCTGCCAAATGCCGGCAGCAGTTAAGCTATCGCCAATTACAAGCACATTTTTGTTGTTCCATTCGTGATTGTGGACTGCCTTTTCGGCATTCAGGATTCTTTCTTTCAGTTCCGGGATATACAGTGCATCGCCCTTGATAATGGTAGAAACAAATTCGTCCGTAATATCAAACTCAGGAATTAACTCTGTGATGGTTACATCAAAAACACTGGACTCTGTACTCATTCTGGAATGAATAAGGATTCTATCCAGCTTATCGTCAGCCATAGCTTCCGCAAAGCCGTAATAGTAATTTACGCCATCTACCTGAATAGACTTTGTTGACATCTGATTCCAAGCACTACCGGAATTTTTAATGAACCCAACCTTATCGGCAAAAGTGCCTTGCCAAATAACAAGATATTTCTTGCCGACAATAAACTCCCTTACAAAGCCAACACCGCCCCAAGTTTCCTTTAACTTAATATTAAAGCCATCTTCTGTTGGCGTTACAGTAGAACTCCATTCGGTAGTATTTGTAACTTTTTCTCTTGCAGGCGGTTCAGCCAAATAACAGGATCTTGCCCTGTTGCTGCGTTCTGCATAGTCCGCTTTGTCGGTTGTTTTGGCGTGTTCTGCTTCATCGGCATAAAAAGCATAATAGGGGGCGTTTCCGTGGTATTCTTCATAATACTGCTCGATAACATCTGTTAACAGCAAATTATAGAACTTCTCAATCGTGGTGTTGCTAAACTTGGAAATATCAAAAAGAACAGGATTTGTATCAATCTCACAAACGCCCTGATCTTTCATACTGTAACCGCCAATGCCGATTGACTTTGTGCCGGGCTTCAACTCAACACAATTCACATAATACTCAAAGCCATTCAGTTCAACCGATCCACGGAACAGCCTTGTTGCCCCATCGGTCATTGTATTCGTGCTACCATAGCAATAAATGTGAGGATAGTTAGAAAAATCCCCGGATATGCGTTTGACCTTCTGCAACACCATCAACTTAGTGCATCCGTCAGGCACATAAAGATTCACATAATACGAACCATAATTCGTATTGCTTACAACACGAACATCTAAATACTCAGGCTCGCCAAGAGTACCGCCGTTAAGTTTGCCAATTTTCTTGTTTTCTCTCCAAATCGGCAACAGGTTTGTGAAGTCTGTTTGCAAATTAAGGACATTAGAAAACTGCTTCCTTACTGCCTCTCCTGCACTCTCATAGGTTTCGCCATCGGCACCAATGCGAATATCACTCAACTCATAATCACCAAGGGCATAAGTCATATTGACAGAGCCAGCACCAGAAGGAGCAACAGTAACACTATCCTTTGCCTGGAGAGAAAGGTAATAGTATTTGTTGGTGCTATCGTAATTTACGATGTAGTCTAAGCCATCTTCGGTATGGATCACACCAACCGAAATAGGTCTGCACTCGTTAGGAATGATAAATACATCCATCTCCGTGCCGCCATAGATAAGATTAGCTTCACGCAGATTTACAGTGATAGTAGCGAACACGCCATCAGAATTTACCTTGGCATCCATCTTGGCTTTTGTTTCCTCGCTGATGAAGTCCATATAGCCCAAATCTTTAGACACTTTGGCGTTCTCTGCGTGTGCAATCAGGTTATCAATTCTTGCTCTTTCTACTGCAACGGCACTCTCAGCCTCGGCAGCACTCTCTACCGCCTCGTTACTCTTTACTGTGATTGTTTCCTTGGCTTCATCAAAAGCCGCTCTCAGGCTCACCACGGCTCTCGCAATAGCCTGATTCTGCACAGGTCTAGTAGAAGCCATATCCAATTCGTCGTCCATTACAGCGATGTCTTCAGGGCTAGGCACAAACTCAGGAATGTCATCACCTTCCGGGAACAGCCTAAAGACCTTTGCTCCGTCTTCGTCATAGCCGATAATGGTCTGCGGATTGTTATACGGATTCAGTTCAATCTCATACCAGTAGTCTTTGTGCTTACTGATTACATCACCAATCTTAGTATCTTCTTCGGTCAGGAAGATTTCTACCTCTTGGGTGTCCTCAATAATGGGGAAGTCTTTTTGCAAGACTACACTCTCCGCATCCTTCTTTCCGTAAACCTTGATTCTTACCACATCGCCAGCCTTAAAGGAATAAGGCTCTCCGTCCTCGTTTGCGGACACAGAGAAGAACACAATATCTCCCCTAGTGGCGTAAATGGAAAGATCGTCATTCAGCACAAACATACACTCACCCCAAATTATAAAAAATTTCAGGGGCGTGTTACCGCCCCCTTATATATGGCTATCCGCCGTAGATTCCCCATAATTGGGGCAAATCTCTATGTATTACCCCTGAGGGTTTATATCCGTATTGTCTTTGTAAATCTCTTTGATTTCCTTAATCTCGTTCTCCAACTCTCGCAGCTTGTACATAGGTACATTGGGAACGATATAGCCCTCTAACTCGCTCCAAATGATAATAGTACCTTCCGGGAGTTCTTCTGTTTGGACACTATGCAAGGTGTTCTTAATATCTCCCTGTGTCCACTCTCGGTTGATCTCGGTGGTCAACACGCAATTCTTCAATGTCTGATGGATTTCTCCATTTTCGGTAGTTTCGTCAAACTCCATTTCCTTTGTTACTGTTCTGCCGTAGTATTGTGCCAAGCTAGGCTTGACTGTAAATAACTCATTATTCATAAGTTTCTCCTTTGTAAAAAAGGGGGGCATATAGCCCCCCATAAGATTAGACCGCAGTCTTCAGAACATAGATTTCCTCAGGGCGGACAACCTTTGCACCAAAGACATACAGACCCTTGATAGCACCGGTGAAAGCGTCCTCAGGACGATAATGCTCAACCTTCTCAATCTGCTCGGCAAAGGCAACGGCCTTGTCGGTACGCAGAATGTTACTGATGGAAGTACCATCATTATGCAGGCAGTTCTCAATGCACACATAGGCATTGTTGATCTTGCCCACAGCACCCTTCTTCAGAATCTCAGGGTTATTGGTGGACAGCTCAGTCAGTGCCATACGATAGTTGGTGAACACACGAGGAGCAACTTCCAGATAGTAGGTGTCGGTGGGCTTGCAGTTATGCTCATACAGAGTTGCAAAGCCTTCCTCTACGGAAGCCATAGCATTGGCGGTGGTCAGGGTAATGACCTCGCTTGCTGCCACCTCATCGGCCTCAACCGCCTCGTTAATCACAGTGGCAACGTACTTGTCGCCTTCCAGTGCCAGACCCTTAGAAGCCTCATCAGTCAGTGCTTCCATCAGGCCGGGAACAGACTGTGCCTTTACAATGTCCTCAACCTCAAAATTGAAGTAGTGGTACTGATCCAGCTTCAACAGCTGAGAGCCATCACCTGCGGACTCACGCACCAGTGCAGTGCCGGGTACATACTTACGAATGGTAGGACGATTCACAGAGAGAATCTTTACTTCCTTGGCATTCTTGGAGTCCTTCTCATACTGGAAGTTACAGTGCTTCCGCAGAGAGGTAATGGTGTCAAGGGATCGCAGAATGGACTTACTCCAAATAGTCTGCTGAAAATTGGTTACAGTGTTGGCTACTGCCATAATAATTCAATCCTTTCCTTTGTTGGGAAAGTATTATCTGCCGGTCATACTCCGTCTTACGGCTTCCCACACTCTAGGATCGTCAAGGTCATCATCTGTGAGCCTTTCGATTTCCTCAGGGGAGTAGTAGTCCTTTACGCCGGTGTTCTGACCCTGTTTCATACTTCCCATTGTTTTAATTTCTTTCTTGGGTTGCATTTGGACGTACATCTTGTAGATGTCGCCAATGGGAGTATTGGGATTGAACTGACCCATAAACGACTGAAACTCGTTGCTGTTGTAGACTTCCTCTGTTACACCGATCTGTGCAAGCTCACGGCTTCTCTCGACACTTTGGCGATGTTCTGCCAGTGCCTTGAAGACCATCTTCTCTCTCGGTGTCATATTGTCAGCACCAATGCTCATTAAGCGGTCAACCTCGTCAACCACTTCCTCAAAGCCGGCACTAATGATTTCATCTGCTTCAGCCTTTGCGAGTCTTCTATTATCCGTTTCGGAATAGGTAGGCCGTTCAGGGATCTTAATACCCTTACTCTGATAGAACTTTGTCAGGGTATCTGTTACTTCCTCAACACTCTCCTTGCCAGTGCCAGCTTTCAGCACTTCCGTGAGATTGCCGTACTTGCGGTCATACTCTTTGCGGATTCGTGCCTCATTCCTAGCAACTCGCTTGCCCACAATCTCATTCACCTCGTCTTGGGTGAACATCTTGGGGGTTTCGGTTACAGTTTCTTCTGTGGTCTGCTCCACATTTTCAGTCTGTTCGACCAAGTTCTCGTTTTCTTCCATAACGATTTCCTTCCCATTTTTTAATCGTGGTTTGTTTCCACAAATCCATAGCTTTTAATGTCTTCAATGTTTGGACACTTTTTTAAGGACTTACTAAGGCAAAGTCTTTCCAATAAAAAAACACTATAAGTACGGAAGACTGTCGCCTACTTCCGTTCTCATAATGCTTAGTTATTCTTCATCGGTCTTTTCTTCCGCTTCTGCGGTTTCCTCGTCCAGTTCAGCTTCTTTCTCCGCATACTCGGCCTCTTGCTCCTGTAGCTGTTGCTCTAGCTGAAGCCGTACCCGGGCATCGGCAATCTGCTGTGCCTGTCCGTCAGGGTCTTCCATAAGGAACTGCTGTGCGTTCTGCTGCATAATCTGAGCCTGTGCTTGGATTTGAGCAATCTTTCTCTGCTCGTTCTCCATATACTCAACGATCTTCTCTAGCTTCATCTTGGGAGAAACAGAGTCATCGTCCAGTGCTTCTACATAGGCTTTCAGTTCAGGTAATCTCTGTGCAGAGAACAGGCCATTTACCAAAAGATTCTCAATGGTCTGCTCCTGTGCAAACTTGTCATATACACCCTTGGGAGTAATGTCAATCTTCACAGTGGCCTGCAACTGCTGTAATGCGGTCTGCGGAATGTTCACCAGTACAACAGTTTCCTCACCTGTATTGGGGTCTTGTACTTCCTGCTCAAGATTCACACCATCTACAGAGTAGACAGAAAGATACTCAAACCAAATCCTTGCCAAGTCCTCGATAAAGTTCTTGTAGGTTTCTTTCTGCTCCGTCATAGGTGCTTGGGAAGCCTGCTGCACTGCCAAGATAGCTCTACCACTAGCCGCCTCAGGATTGACCTGACCTGTGGCCGTATCACCTGCACCTGCCAAATCTCTTGTTACCTGAATCAAATCTTCCTGAAGCTGTTTGACATCAGGCGACATTTGAGCCGGGGGAATAGTGCCTACAATCTTGTGTACATCGTCTACCGCTTGTCCTTGTGTCTTGATAATACCGCCTACAGTGTTAAGTGCCTGCGGATTAGATACCTTGCCGACATCGACAACTTTCTGCGGATAGGCTTGATACTTGACTGTCAGTACACGTCTTACCTCGGTCCGGTTGACCTCAATCTGATTGGGGATCAGGTATCTAACCTCACCCTCACCTCTTGCAGAACCCTCTTTTTCTTCCCAGTTGAAATGGGCAACAGGGTACAGCTTCAGGCCTGTGTCAACATCGTTTACAATCTCTGCGTATCTTGTGGCTACGGAGTAATGGACTGTTCCGTCTTTCTTGTACATCTTGTAGACGATAGTAACCATATCGTCCACTTCTTCCTTGGCTGCATCTCCGCTTTCCTCAAAGGTGTCATTATCACCAACGATGTACTGTGTCTTGTCCTCACTCATTCCGTTGCTCAAAGCAAAGTCAACGGCATTCAGGACAGGCATTCTCTTACGGATAAGGATATAAGGCTGGCTCTGAATGTCATCGTCATTCTCGTTGCCGTAGTAGATGTCATTCTTCTTAATGATCTCGTTGACAGGCATCATAGACTCTTGATCAAAGTCTACATACACAATGCCCTCGTCATTGATAGCCGCATCTTTAGTAACTCTGCGACCCTTGAAGTCCATCTTGTCCTTTTCCCATACTCTGCCTGCATATCTGTTCAACATATCGCATATCTTCTCTGCGGTCTGACGGAACTCCCTGTTCTCGTAGTTCTGAGAGGAATAGTTGATAGCATACAGATTATCGTGAATGACAGAACACTTGTACTTGACAATAGGCTTGATGAAGTTCTTCTGTACAGGCTCTACATCACCTAGCTTTGCACCTTCCCACTGATTGCCGTTATAGAACCGATAGTTTCTATCCGTGTCTGTGTAGATACCAGTCAATCTGTGGTAGTTTCTGCCTTTCTCGAATAGACCCCAAATAGGAGTCTCCTGAATCTCGTGTAAATCCATTTACATCACCTCGGTACATCTTTCTGCCCATACTCTGTGCCGTTGTAGCTTTCAATGTTCTCTAGGATCACATCTACCTTGCTCTGCACCGCCGCAGCTTCTTTCCGGGCTTTATGCTCACTCACAGCCTTTACAGGGTTAGGCAGCTCAATGTCCTTGCCCTTTGTTACTGTCTGTCCTACTTTCGCACCGATCATAAAGCACAGTATGTTTACTGCACCCATAACCACTAGCAATAAGGCCAATAGTAAAATGTCCATACCTTACCTCACACTATTGTTATTTCTTCTCCATAGTCATACTGTTCACTTAGTATCTGCTCAATGTTAAAGCCATACTTGGGATTGACATTGATAGGCTCATTGATGAATACCACTTGCTCTCTTATGTGGTGGGCGATAGCTAGACCCATCATCATATCATCGTGGCCGCCCTGTGGTGCTTCTATACGGCCTTTTTCGTTACGGACAATAGTCAGTAGTTCCTCTAGTGTTTCTCGGTCGTATATCGTGCCACAATGCTCTCTGACTATCTCTATCAGCTTGGATATGATAGTAGGCCTTGTGAGAGAAGTAGTCTTGAAGCCAAACCTTTTCTCCGTCTTCCCTGTATAGGTGTCCTGTGTTTCTCTTGTGTACTGCTTGGGATAGCCTAGCCTCTGCAACTCCTTGATAGGGAAGCTGTCAAAGTTGGCCTCAATGCCTATCAGAGCATCTTTGTAGAACTTGCCTAGACAGTACATTTGCTTTGTATACTGGTCTGCATCGAACTGGTGTCTTAATACTGCCACCTGTTCTCCGTTCTTTGCGTTGAGAACGTGTCCTGTAAAGTAGTCTGATCCCTCGCCGGCAGTATCGCCGCCAATGCAATACTCAGTAATAGCAGGCGTGTTCGGCATCTGATACAGCTTGATATATCCGTTCTTGTCATTGACCCATTGGATATTGCTTATCTTCAGCCCGTCATAGTCATACTTGAAATAGCCGGTCTTGATAGGCTTGGGGATCGTTTCTAACCGCTTTTGTATTGCCCTTGCATCGAATACAGTCTTACCGACAATGCCCCACTTGCCTAAGCAGTAGACCTCATAGGTGTATTCATCGGTATACTTTAGATCCTCTAGGGCTTTTCTATCGTCCTCAGTCAAGAACTTATTGTCCTTATAAGTAGAAAAGCAGACTGTTGCCAGTCCGCTGTCGATAAAATGCCTCTTTATCCAGTGTTGTATGTTGACAGGGTTAAAGGATAAGGCCATCTGCTTCTTGGATTTACCACCACGCAAACGCACCTTTAACTGGTTTATGTCTGCTTCCTGCGTTTCCGTGGCTTCCTCTACCCATATATCAGTCAATTCGCCATTGGCAAATGTAATTGACTTAATCTTTTCTACATCGTCCAAGCCTGCAAAAGCTATCTCGTTCCCGGTTAGCTTGCACGCAATACGCATATCGCTTTCGTTGATCTTGAAATGCTCTGCCAGATTCCAGTTGTATATGACTTGCTTCATCAAAGGGAATGTAGACCTTCTGTTCGTGTCAGCTGTCTGTCGCACAATCAGCAGATTGCACCGCATTGGCTTGAGCATCTTATATACATATCTCTCACCGAGAAAATAACTCTTGCCGGACGAACCACCGCCATAGAACACCAGGTATCTGTCCTCATTGTCCAAATATGGCAGATAGATCTCGTTAAACACTTTCTTGCTGATCCTGATATTTATATCCATCAGTCATCACTCAATTCAATTCTGATGTTCACAGTGCTCTTAACCTCAGATTCTACCTTTTGGGTATACTCACCTTCCATTCGGTTTAACTGATCAGAGGCTTTTAATCTTACGTTGATGTCTATATCAGGGTCATTGATAACCTCTGTGAGCCATTCCTTGCGTTTCTGTGCCGTGATAATATTCGGTGTAGCTGCCATATCTCTAAGTTCTTTTAGTCTTGCTACTATCTTGCTATTGGCCATCAGCCTGCTTGCAGCTTCATATATCGTCTTGTCAGACATTCTCTGTCTAGGATAGGCGGAGCGATATGCCTCGGCTTGATTCATTCCCTTTATGATGTTTTGTACAAATTGCTCTTGATTCTCTGTCAGCATACTCTCTCACCCCTTAGCAAGTAGTATTAAGTATTTAGCAAGTAATACACCATAGGCGACCACCATACGCAGCCGCCCCCGGAGTAAAGGGTATTTGACAACTATAAAGCCACAATGCAAACAATATAGTCGCTGGTGCTTACAAACAGAAAAAGCACCCAACCATTCCCGGCTAGGTGCTTTCCTCACTTATTCATTCTACATTCTAGTATATATAAAAGTAACATTCAATATCATTTACTCACACGCACTCACAAACCTTGCCGATTGTGCATTTTGTCTATTTTGCATAAAAACCGCCCTTAACTTTTGTGCAATATCCCATCTTGCATTTCTATCCCCACGGGGATATAATAGGCTCATCAAGCAACCCCACCACAAAACACAAAACAAAGGAGAAAACAACAATGACAGTTAGAAACATCAAGGCAGCTTGGGAAGAAGCAGATAAAATCTTCCCCACTGACTATATCAAGGACGAGGAAGCAAGCCTGAAAGCCGGATATAGTGTCTATCGTAGCACCGCAATCAACAACAGCTCCTATATCTGCGACCTAGGAGATCGCCTCGAAATCAACCTGGCTAACGGCAAAACAACTAACATTTGGATAATCCCGGAGCAGAAGCGAGTGTGGTTTATTGCCAAAACCTACATCAACCAAGTCGGTGCAGATGTTTCTGTTCTGTGCTATCAGCCTAACCAATGGGGGTCTTACTTTTCTTCCGACCTCAACGATCCTAATATTAAATACTATGACACCGAAGCAGATGCCAAGGCAGTTGCCTATATGTGGGCAAACACCGATATGACCGTCCACAGCAAATACATCAACATCTAAATCACACCAAGCCTGTCCTACCGGGCATACAGGGAGAAAGGAAAACATTATGAAATACGAATTTAGCATTGGCAGCCGAGTAACCACAATCTATGGCGGCAAGGAGATGTCCGGCACTATCACCGGAAGACACGGAACTGTTGACTACTACTCCGTCCAGTTATATACCGGGGAAGTGATTTACAGATACGGAGCAGACCTCACAATCGAAAGGAGATAACACTATGGCTAACGAATGGAAGTATGAATGCGACTGCCGCAACTGTGCCAATATCAAATTTGTAAACGATCCTACTCACTGCCGGTACGGACATTACTGCATACCGGCCATAGAGGGCGAAAAGACAATACACGCAGACGATGACAATGTTGTCCGGTGCAACCACTACTGCCCCAAGGCTACACAAATGAGCTTATTTTGAAAGGAGAACACAATGGTTTTATGTGAAATCACTCAGGACGAGCTTAGTAAGACTCTTAGAAAGCATAAGATGTGGGCCATGGACGAATCTGGTGGAGAACGAGCAAATCTCATAGGAGCAAAACTCGAAGGAGCAGATCTCAGAGAAGCAAATCTCTATGGAGCAGATCTCTTTGGAGCAGATCTCACAGGAGCAAAACTCGAAGGAGCAGAT